CCGCCTGCCGCTCGCGCTCGCTGCGCAGCGCGGCGATCTTCAACAAACTTCGTCTGCGGTCCATGGCTACTCGATGATTGCGCGGAGTTCCTCGATATTGATCTCGTAGGCCTTGTTCGGCGCCGGGGTCTTGTAGCCGATGATCTCCACGAGGTCATCCGACCAGGTGAGCTCCGTGGCCGTAGCTCCCGATGTGAAGAAGATCGCCGAAGTCCGGGCCGACTTCTCCACGGTCCCGATCTTGAGCGAGGTCAGCTCCCCGCAGATGTATTTGTGGTTGCCTTCGACGTTGATCGTGACATCCGCACCTTCGACGTTGACAACGACAGGGGCGGCCGCTGCGGCGGCTTCGAGAGCTGCGGCCGCAGCGTCGAGGGCGGCTTTGACAGCCTCGGGGTTCTTCGAACCGTCGATCGAGAGCATCCACCAGTCTGTGTCCGTCACGGGATGGCCCGTGTTGTTGTTTTGCCGGGAGACATACACCGAGGGGGCCGCGTAGACCATGTTGAGAAAATCGTATGTCTTTTCCGGGGAATAGTCGCCCGCGGGGACGACACCCGTGGAGCCTAAAAGTTCGGTTACTTCTGTCATTGGTTTATTGTTTTAATGGTGTACAACTTTCCGTTTTCAAGTTTGAATTTCGCTCCTTCGTAACCGTTCTGATAGGTCACGTAGAGTTTGAGTGTCGCAGGATCAACCCAGAATACAGGCATGATAGCGCCGCCCTCGGCCCGGTATTCCGAGGTTACGTAGTCTTTGGTCGCCTCGTCCCAAAAAGCCCAGTATTTGAGACCCCCGACATCCACGATCTTCGGAGGGTGGTTGGCCAGAGACTTCGCACGCGCGGCCTGGAGGTCGGCGTTTGAGGCTGATTTATTTGCACGTTCAGCAGCCTTATCCGCACTATCAGCAGCCTTATTAGCTTTGTCTTTTGCGATGACAGGTCCTTCTGCATATTCCTGTTCGGTTCCCTCATAACCATACTTCTGTGCGATCTCATAGGCCGACTTTCCGTCCAGCCCATAACGCAAAGCATGATCTGTCAGGATAATATGGGTTAGTTTATCATCCATAAAAATCCATTATTTTTGTATCTGTAAGTATAAGCAATCGGTTGGTCAACGTTTTTTTATAACCTGACGCCTTTACAGTATAGGTCGTTTCGAGCGTTGCGATACCCGCATCGAGTTTTCCGGTTTCCGAGGATGGGATATTGAACACAGCCCGATCTGTTCCTTTGACGATCGGCAGCCCGCTGCCTTGCGTCGATCCGTAAATTCTCGGCCCGTTCCCGGTCGTGTAAACCAACATGTCGATCTCCACCTCTTCGAGAGAAACTCCCGTCGGATATACAGCAATCCCCATGCTGTCGCCTTTGGCATATATCGGTAATTTCGGTATCATTTTACAGGTCGTTTAAACAGGTATTTAACCCATGCGAACCATTTGCGGCGTTTCAGATACATCTGATCGGCCTGGTTGTCGTAACACTCCCGCTCAAGGGCTATGTCTCGGTATGCCGTGTCGTATGGCGGCAGCAACCATTCGAGGGCCCAAAGGGTACAGTACAGGACGACATGGTAACAGATCGGCACAGTGCAGAGCCACCGCCAGGATAATCCGCAGGCAGGAATCAGCATCAGGAGCGCCGTCGCGTAGAGGATCAGCCACTCGATCTGCTGCCGGGTGTGTATGGCTTCGTGGTTCTCTGTTTTTGGTGTCAGGTTCTTGTTCTTGGTGAACAGGACCCCGAAAAAGTTGATTGTCCGGGCCTTGCCCAGCGGAATCAGGTTGTTGTGAATGACGATCATGCCGTAATGATCTTATTCCAGCCTCCATTCATTGTGTCGGCACATTTGTAGTTCTCATTATCGGTGGAGCTGAAATAACTGTATTCATACCTACTACTCTGGCACATGAATACATTGTAACTGAAATGTATACCGCCATCGCTGATACATTGAGTAAGGTTTCTGCAATGATAGATTCCCATCGTATCAATCGAATATTCATCTGATCTTACATTGCATTGCAGCATATTTTCGCACTCCATAAACCCCCAAGCCTGATGACTTTTCGAGTGGATAAATATGGAGCAACGGATCAGATTCTTGCATTTGAAGAAACAATAGGGATCATCTGGCGTATAAATATCAGCACCCTCGCACTTGCAGTCCTCCAGGTTAACCATATTTACAAATCCGTGACCTTGTCCCGTCGTTTTTACACATACTCCATGGGCGCTGCAACCACTCTCTAAACTTGGAATTGTGCTGTACTTTAAGCATGAATCACTACCTGCATATTGGACGAGGCTTCCGGGCTGTCCAACAATCCGTTTGGTATTGGGATGCAGCAGAATGCCACTCGATGGAGCCGTCCATGTCCCTTTCTTGATCAGAACACACGTCGCATTGGGGTTGTTGTTCAGTCCAGCCAAAGTAGCGTTGCTATCCACAACGTAATCGAATGGTGTATATTTCGCTACGTCCTGAATGGCCTTGTTCCAGGCAGTGCGCTCGTTATCAGTGATAAGCCGATGTGTAGCATCCTGAATCGCGTCGATGAACCGCACGCCGCCGTCCCGGGTGATCTGCACATAGTTGCCAGCAGGTTTTACGGTTGTTGCCACAGCCTTGTAGATGTGGGCGATGGGCTTGACGTTGCCGTCGTTGTAGACATCCGTTTCGGTTTCGCAGCCCAGTGTGAGGTAGACGGGCAGGGCTGTCGCAGTAATCCCGGCAAAGGGCACGACGACCTTGACCGTCGCATTGTCGGCCCCGGGCCCTTCGAGCACGACCAGACCGGGCGCTATGTCGTACTTGCTGCCGTTTGCCTTCACCTCGCATCCGGAAAGGACAAAAGCCCCGAACTGGGAGAAGAAGCCGTCGATCACCTTCAGCGGCTCCTCCTGGAGTGATACGAACGCATCGCCGTACCAGTTACGGACGCCGAGCACTTGTGTTTGTCTTTTCATTTTTGGTCTATTTTATACGTTGTTAAAGCAGCCCTGTATTTCTCGATGTCGGCCCGTATCTGTTCGGCATCGACACCTGCCGGAACATGGACGATGAAGTCCACATCCCCGAACTGCTCGCGGTTCTCTCCCCGGAGCGATACTACCGCCGGAGTACCTTCGGCCTTGTTCAGTCCCACGGGGACCGCTACGCCTACGCCCTCGGAGCGTATCCCGACCGCAAACCCCGTTTCACGGTAGGATTCGATCGTGATGTCCGCCGCTCCGTATTTGTTGCGCAGGAACTGTTCGAGCACTCCTTCCTGATTGGTCACGTTGAGCAGTTTCCGGGTTTCGTCGCGCCACAGGCTGAAGGCGGCGAACAGGTCCGCCAGCGGCTTTACAAAGGCCCGCAGAATCCGCAGACGGACGGGTTGACGCTTGTGTTCCGGCAGGAGCTGCCGCACCTGGTTCCGGAAGTCTATCTTATAGTTCCTCATAGCGATTTGGTAGATGTCAGGGTCAGCGTGTTCCCCTCGGCTGCGTACTCGAAATACCCTGCGGCCAGTTCGGCCAACACATCGACGGGGGCGAAGTCCGCCCCGGCGCTGGTCTTATGCTCGAGCCTTACGACCTTTACCGTCACGACACCTTCGGCGTGCATGACGGCGTCTACGAGCCGCTGGGCATAGAATACGGCATCGAATGACAGCGAGGTCTTGAACGTCTCGAGGGCCTGTTCGACCTTCTCGCGTACAACACTCGAGGGGACCGCCGGATCATAGTACACCTCCAGGTTGTAGCGGATCGTATCGGCTGTCGTGCTTACGATCGTCGTAGGAATACCCGTTGTGTGGATCGTGTCGATGTAGTCGGCCAGGTTGCGGCGTTCGCTGTCGTCCAGGGGGATTATTTGGCCCTCTTTATCGGTCTTGGCCACCCGAATCGAGATCATTTTATAGACCTCGTTCACGGCCACGACCTTCACGATGCGGCTGTCGGGGTCGTCCTGCTCGTAGTAGAACTGCGCCGTGTTCTTGTCGAAAACCAGTGTATGTTCGTTCTGAAAACGGTAGCACATTTCCGCATACCACAATTTGGTGCCCGGAGTGATCTTGGCCGTCAGCTCGTCGACCTCCTGACGGAACAGATCGAGAATTATTTCAAAGGCGTGGATCGCCGCTGCGACCACATAGGTCCACAGCCGCCACTCGGCGACCTTGGAGGTCGAAAGCTTCGGGAAATAGGTCTGCAGGTCGGTGATGATCGACTGCTGTATGTCGTTAATCGTTCTGGCCATATCGGTAGGTTGTTATGTCGTTTCCCAACTCTTTGAGCGTGTTCTTGCGCATCAGGCCGCTTTCGTCGTCGATGCGCAGCTGCGTCCCCGGTGCAACGGCCACGTCCAGGTAAAACCCCGTTTCGCCGATGCTGTCGATCCCCAGCTGCACGAGGGTTTCCGGATCGTTGGCGATCTGCGGATTCAGGGCAAGGATTTCGCCCACGGCCTCGCAGGTTCCATACTGCTCGAGGGCGATGTCGTAGACCGTCTGCCGGGCCTTAACTGTTGCTGTCGTCATACTCTGCGCTTATCGTCAATGTTCCGTCCGTAGCGTAGTCCACGGCATCGACCCGCATTCCGTCGCGCTCGCACTGCTTGCGCACGGTTCGGAGGAAGTCCGCCGGATCGGTGTCATGCAGGAACGATACACAGTCGACGCCGACGGTGGGCGCCTCCTTGAAATCGCCCTGGCTTGCCAGCAGCAGGTCCCGCTTGTGCTGCTCCGTCGCCTCGGTCCGGATCAGATCGTCGGACAGCTCCACGTCCCCCGTCGAAGTCTGTAAAATGTCGATCATCGTATCAGTGCGTTACGTTGGTGTCCTCATAATCCCCGCGCCGGACCTTGTCGTGCTTCGATGCCGGGGCGGGAACTTCTACGGGCTTGGGGTTGTTCTGCGCTGATGCGCTTCCGGTCACGGCCACCGCTCCCGAGGGAATGGTGTGTGTATGCGTGTTGAAGGCCTCGATCAGGTCGTTGATCTTGCGGGTGAGCGGCTCGATGTTGATCAACCCGCCCAGCTCGCCGCCGTTCAGGACGATCTTCGGGGCCGAGGCCTCGATCCGTTCCCCGTCGCAGGTCATGGTCACCTGATCCCCGAGGGTGAAGATCACCTTGTCGATCTCGGAGAACAACGCCACATACAAGCGGTCGCTCGCGTCAATCCGGGCGACGATCACCGCGCTCTCCCTCTTGGGGATCAGCACCCTCCCGCGCAGGTTCTCCTTCTCGACGGAGTACAGCAGCACCCCTTCGTAAACAATGCCGCCGATCTGCACGTCGCACGTCCTGGCGTTCTCGTCGACACTTTTGACCGTGCCGTACATGGCCGCCTTTGCCGCATTGCGCAACCGCTCTGATAACATCATGCGGACCTCGCGTATCTCTTTCTCACTGCTCATATTTTTATCCCTATTTCCACGGTCCGGCGTGCTCCGCCCGTCCCGTAGGTTGTTTCTACTCCTTCGATGTAATACCGTCCGTCCCGCTCGTGGTAGACCTCGTCCTCGATCTCGGCCACCATGCACGGGGCGGCATAGGGCTGCAGGAAGGCGGTGATCCTGCCTGCATAACCGTCGTAGCTGTATCGCTTCAATTCTGCCGCCGCCAGGGCTGCCAGTTCCTGCTGATCCTTCACGTCATAGAAGTACAGCTTCTTCTCCGTCCCGTCCTTCGGACCGATCTCGGCCTCGACCTTCGTTCCGTCCTTGTAGATGCACACGGCCTTGATCTTCAGCTTCACGTCTTCGGCCCGCTGATATTTCAGATCGTCGTCCTTCACCACGTTGTAGCGCAGGCGGTATTTCACGGCATCGCCGACGACCTTGTAAGGCTCGCAGGCGTAGACACGCCCCTCGAGGTCGAACCATACCGCCAGGCCGTACTTGGTCTGCAACTGTCCCAAGACCCACGCCACGGGCTTATTGTCCGCAGGGAACGCCTCGAGGGTCAGCGTCGCGGCATATCCCACCTGCAGGCCGCAGGCTTTCAGGACCGCCGCGAGCGTGGTCTTCCCCTGCAGCGTGACATTCCGACGGCGGGTGGTGTAGAACTCGTCCTCGCAAACGATCTCGAGGGGCGTTTGCAAGTTCAGTTGCTTCACATAACCCCGAAATTCGGTGTACAGGCGTCCGTCATACCCGAGCTGGATTTCCACCGGATCGCCCGCCTTGATCACCTGTGCAGTCTCGACGTAGGCCGGAGGGGTCCCAGTCTGCCGGAGCACCGCCGTCACCGGAACCTTCACCGAAGCCGTGGCCCCGATCGTATGGATCGAGCGCTTGATCTTGATGTCATGCACTCCGCCGAAATACTTGCTTCCGATGGTTATTTTACTGCACGGTAGATACATGGCTATTGCAGTATCAGTTCAAAAGGTGAATCCGTTTCGCATTCGATCGTCACCGCCTGGCCATCCTCTACACCGGGCGTCGGCGGGTACTGGATGTCCGTGATCACGACCCGGTCGCCCTCGTCGAGCAGCAGGTCCGTCAGCACGCAGATCAGTTCGACCGATTCGTTGATGTTGTAAAGTTCCTTCATGCGCGCAATCTGCGCCTCGGGATAACTGCCGTCGGTGGAGCGGATGAAGGCCGCGATGGAGATTTTGTAGTCCCCGATGCTGATCAGCTCCTTGACCGACCCGCGGCGGCCCACCAGGGGCGTGCGCACGATGTTCTTGGTTCCGGTAATGCTGATCACGGCGTTCTCCAGCTCGAGGGTGTGATCCTCGCCCCGTATGTCCTGATGCCTGATGAATACGGGCATGAAGTACCACCTGCCCAGGGCGTTCTTCTTGTACAGGCGCGTACCTTTCACGAGCTCCTGCTGCGGAGCTGGAGAGGTCGGGATGTCGAAGTTGTCCCCGGTGTAGCTGCCGGCCGGACGATTCGGGAAAAAGGCTCCCGGATAAGGCAGGCCCTTATAGCCGATGATCGACTGCAGCAGGTGCTCGATGTTATACTTATGCTTCATATTCGTCCAAGACTTTTTTCAGTACGGCAGTGACTTCCTCCTCGATCTGATTGTAGCCCTTCCCGTCGGCGTTGGCGATGTGTATCTCGATCGTGTCGCAGAATTTGCTCATCGTGACACCTCCGCGGCGCTGACTGTCGTATGCCAGTTCCGTCGGTGTCGGCCGGGCCGTTCCCCCGGACTGCGGGAGCGTAGTAGCCGCCACCGTGAGCGGCATGGCCAACGATGCCGCCGCGGTCGCCAGGGACGGAACCCGCACCGCCGAAAGCCGCGAGGCGATGGCCGTGTAGGCCGCCGATCCTTTCATGTCGGGGATGATCTTGTTCAGATCGAGCACCGTCTTGCTCCCGGACCCGGTCCCGGTCCCCGTCTTGGAGAAGTCGATGTTTACCTTTTGTTTCGTGCGGGGCGTCTTCGTGCCGTCCGGGGTTTCAGAAGCCGCAATCAACGGACTGACGGCATTGACTGCGCCATTTTTGCCGTTTTTCCAGGAGAGCTCCCAGGAGAGGGAACTCCCGGCATCCTGGGCGAGGTTCTTCAGGTTCTTGGCCCCGTCGACGATGGCCTTCTTGCGGCTGTCGATGTCGCCCGAAATCTGCGAGATCATCGCCTCGTTCTCGGCCTTGTCGCCCAGGCCTACGGCCTTCTTGAACTTGTACCAGCCGAGTTTTATGTAATCCAGGCCGATCATAATGCCGTTGACCATCGTGCTGAACTCGTACTTGATCGTTTCGACGAACAGCTTGCCCGTCAGCTTCATAAACTTGACGACGCTGTCCCACTGCTTGCCCCAGCCCTCGACCTTCGTAACGCAAACGGTGATGACGGCGATCAGGGCCGTGATCCCTGCCACGATCCAGGTGACCGGACAGCCCCACAGAGAAGCGTTCAAAAGCCACTGTACGCCTGTCCATGCCACCGTTGCCGCCTTTACGGCTCCGGCCCACACGGTGTGTAGTTTTTCCGCGCTGGTGACAAAACCGATCGCCTTGCCGAACAGCCCGAACAGGGGTAAGAGCTGCGAAACAGTTACAGCCTGCTGCGCGATGATCGTGGCGTAACCGCCAGCTGATCCCGTAAGTTCGAAAAACCCGATCTTCAGGTCGTCGATCCGGGCCTGGCAGCGTGCCATCATCTGCTGCACGGTGTCGGTGCGGATCGCGGCCTGCTCCTGGGCGACATTGGTGGCCGTGACCTGGGCGGTCATTTCGGCCACGGCATCCGAGTTCTTGATCAGAAACTGCGCTGCGGCGTAAGTATCCGTTTTACTACATATTTTTTAGAGGTATTCGAAAATATATGGGATAAAATTTGGAGAAATTGATAAG